ATTTCCACTTGTACTCATTATTTCATAATTTTGTGGATTATTATCACTTAATGGAATCGGTTGGTCTTCTCGTTTCAATCTTTGTTTTGAATTGACAGAATACATTGTTTCAATTTTGAAACCATTTTTAACGGCCTCGCGGATGACATATCGATTCAACTCTTCAAGTTTATCACTGGTTTTTTTGGCATTTTCACGTGCAATTGAAATATTTTTTTCACGAGTTGTTTTTATATCATCTTCATAAGAAGAAACGCGTTTTGGCGATTGTTCTGCCTTTGCTTCCTGAAGAGCCTTTGATTCCTGAAGAGCCTTTGATTCCGCTGCAGCTTTTGCTTCCGCCACAGCTTTTGCTTCCGCCACAGCCTTTGCTTCGGCTGCAATCTTTGCTTCGGCTGCAATCTTTGCTTCGGCTGCAATCTTTGCTTCGGCTGCAATCTTTGCTTCGGCTGCAATCTTTGCTTCTGCAGCAGCTTTTGCTTCGGCTGCAATCTTTGCTTCTGCAGCAGCTTTTGCTTCGGCTGCAATCTTTGCTTCGGCTGCAATCTTTGCTTCTGCTGCAATCTTTGCTTCTGCAGCAGCTTTTGCTTCGGCTGCAATCTTTGCTTCGGCTGCAATCTTTGCTTCGGCTGCAATCTTTGCTTCGGCTGCAATCTTTGCTTCTGCAGCAGCTTTTGCTTCGGCAGCAGCTTTTGCTTCGGCTGCAATCTTTGCTTCGGCTGCAATCTTTGCTTCGGCTGCAATCTTTGCTTCCGCAGCAGCTTTTGCTTCCTGACGAACCTTTGCTTCCTGACGAACCTTTGCTTCCGCAGCAGCTTTTGCTTCGGCTGCAATCTTTGCTTCCTGAAGAGCCTTTGTTTCTGCAGCAGCTTTTGCTTCCTGAAGAGCCTTTGCTTCTGCAGCAGCTTTTGCTTCCTGAAGAGCCTTTGCTTCATGAAGAGCCTTTGCTTCCTGAAGAGCCTTTGCTTCCTGAAGAGCCTTTGCTTCCTGAAGAGCCTTTGCTTCTGTAGCAGATATTAGTTCTACCACTGCTTTTGCTTCAGCTGCAGCCATCCCTTCTGAAATAGCCTTTATTTCCAGCGCAGCTTTTGCTTCCGCGGCAGCCTTTGCTTCCGCAGCAGCCTTTGCTTCCGCTGCGGCCTTTGCTTCCGCAGCAGCCTTTGCTTCCGCTGCGGCCTTTGCTTCCGCGGCGGCCTTTGCTTCTGCCGCAGCTTTTGCTTCCGCTGCAGCCTTTGCTTCTGCTGCAGCTTTTGCTTCCGCAGCAGCCTTTGCTTCAGCTGCAGCCTTTGCTTCTGCCGCAGCTTTTGCTTCCGCAGCAGCTTTTGCTTCTGCCGCAGCCTTTGCTTCTGCTGCAGCCTTTACTTCTGCCGCAGCTTTTGCTTCCGCTGCAGCCTTTACTTCTGCCGCAGCTTTTGCTTCCGCTGCAGCCTTTGCTTCCTGTGCAACTTTTTCTTCCTCTGCAGCCTTTGCTTCTGCTGCAACCTTTTCTTCAGCTGCAGCCTTTGCTTCCGCATCAGCCTTTGCTTCCGCAGCAGCCTTTGCTTCCGCAGCAGCCTTTGCTTCCGCAGCAGCTTTTTCTTGCGCTTCAGCCTTTGTTTGTAATGCAGCTTTTGCTTCAACATCAACCTTTGCATCTGCAGCAGCTTTTGCTTCCTCTGCGGCTATTTCTTGCGCAGCAGCGATTGCTTCCGCAACAGCCTTTGATTCTGCAGCAGCCTTTAATTCCGCAGCAGCCTTTGCTTCCGCAGTGGCCATTGCTTCCGCTGCAGCCTTTGCTTCCAAAGCAGCATTTTCTTTAACTGCAGCATTTTTTTCTGCATCAACCTTTTCTTTCGCAGCAGCCTTTGCTTCCGCATCAGCCTTTGCATCTCGAAGAGCATTTGCTTGCATAACAGCTATTGCTTCCGCAGCAACTATTGCTTGTAAAATGGCCTTTTCTTCTGCAGCTGATTTTGCCTGTAGTGCAGCCTTCTTTTGCGCGGCAGATTTTGCTTGCACAATATCCATTGCCTCCGCTGCAGCTATTTCTTGCAGAACAGCAATAACTTGTGCAACAGCCTTTTCTTCTGCAGCAGCCTTTGCTTCTGCCGCAGCTTTTTCTTCCGCTGCAGACTTTGCTTCTGCATCAGCTTTTGCTTCTGCTGCAGCCTTTGCTTGCGCTTCGGCCTTTTTTTGTGCTGCAACCTTTGCTTCTGCTGCAGCTTTTGCTTCCGCAGCAGCTTTTGCTTCCGCTGCAGCCTTTGCTTCCGCATCAGCTTTTGCTTCCGCCGCGGCCCTTGCTTCTGCATCAGCTTTTGCTTCTGCAGCAGCTTTTGCTTCTCCCTCAGCCTTTGCATCCGCTGCGGCTTTTGCTTCCGCTGCAGCTTTTGCTTCCGCTGCAGCCTTTAATTCCGCTGCAGCTTTTGCTTCAGCTGCAGCTTTTTCTTCCGCAGCAGCCTTTGCTTCTGCCGCAGCCTTTTCTTCCGCAGCAGCCTTTGCTTCTGCCGCAGCCTTTTCTTCCTGAAGAGCCTTTTCTTCCGCAGCAGCCTTTGCTTCTGCAGCAGCCTTTGCTTCCGCAGCAGCCTTTGCTTCCGCAGCAGCCTTTGCTTCCGCCGCGGCCCTTGCTTCTTCAGCAGCCTTTGCTTCTTCAGCAGCTTTTGCTTCCGCAGCAGCCTTTGCTTCCGCCGCGACCCTTGCTTCTTCAGCAGCCTTTGCTTCCGCAGCAGCCTTTGCTTCCGCCGCGACCCTTGCTTCTTCAGCAGCCTTTGCTTCCGCCGCGGCCCTTGCTTCTTCAGCAGCTTTTGCTTCCTCAAGAGCCTTTGCTTCCGCTGCAGCATTTACATCATCAGGATCATCAGGAACAATATTTACATCACCAGGGTCAAGATTTACATCATCAGGTTCATCAGAAACAATATTTACATCACCCGGGGCATTAGGGTCAAGATTTACATCATCAGGATTTACATGTGATGCAGCATTTGCTTCTTGTCTTGCACGAACTCGACCTGGATTGAACTTTGCATCAAATCTAGAAACAAGATATGGATACACATTTTCGAATGGTCCGTTGGGGAACAGTCTCACAAAGTCCACGTTTTTCAAAATGATTCCGATTCCTTTTTTTGCATCTACAAATTCGTGTCGTATTTTATTTCTTTTCAACTGTTGAACAAATGCACATCTCGGGTCTTTTGGGTCGTTAAAAATGTCCGATATGCTTCTCTCGGTGCCACCAATCAACCATTTATTATTAGATTGGTCTGTTTTGCTCGATTCCAGTTGCACTTCTATTCCTGGAAGAGATTTCCGACTGCCATCTTTAAATGAGATTCTAGGGTTGTCACGTGCACTGATGAATTGTGAAAATTGGGAAAATCCTCCACCCCGTTGTCGACGCGTGAATCGTTCTGGTGTGGCTTTGTGAGTGTGTGCACGATTATTCGAAATGCGTTTGTCTTCATTTTTCTCATTCGACCTGCGAGTGGTCTGTTTCTTATGTTTTTTCTTAATTGTCTTCATTCGTTTTTGGTGTTTCCAAACGTTAATCAAATCACATAACATGAATGAATATTATATTTTCATTCATTTTAATTGTTGATTTCATGAATTCATTTTATGACAGCAAATCTCGAATGCCGTCTTCAAAGTTGACACAAATTCTCCAACCCAGCTCTTTCAATTTGGAGTTGCTGATATAATAGCGTTTGTCGTTGAATGGTCGGTCTTCAATGAATTCAATCCATGCATCATGGTCGGCGCATTCGCCTTTTATCAAATGTATCAACAGAACGGCAATGTCCATGATACTGTATTCCATTCCCTCGTCGCATCCAATGTTGTAAATTTCGCCCAACTCTCCGCGTTCCAAAACAGTTATAAATGCGGCGGCGGCATCTTTGACATGCAAAAATGCGCGCAAACAAGAACCATCGCCTTGTATTGTCACTGGTTTATTTTCTTGTAGTTGATGAATGAATCGCGGAATAACCTTTTCCGGATACTGCCTCGGACCATACACATTGTTCCCGCGGGTTATAATGATGGGCATTTTAAAACTATGGTAATATGATTGTGCAATGAGTTCAGCCGCTGCTTTGGTGGCAGCATATGGATTGGTCGGGCACAACACGGACTGCTCGGTTTTTTGTGTGTCGTGCGGATTCATGGTTGATTCGCCATACACTTCATCGGTGCTGACATGAATGAACTTTTTAAGGTGTGGGCAATGCAACCGCACCGACTCTAGCAAATTGTGGGTCCCCAAAACATTGTCCATTGTGTATTCCAGCGCATCCGTGAATGACGTTTGCACATGGGACTGTGCCGCAAAATGCACCACATGTGTCACATCAAACACCCCAAACATGCTGTCCACCTCATCCTTATTTCGCAAGTTGCATTTTACAAAAATGTATCGCATGTCAGCGCGCACATGTTCTGACACATTGTCAACGTTTGCACAGTAATACAAGGCATCTGCATTGACAATCCGCACATGCTTGTATTTTTCCCACACTTCATTTATGAAATGCGACCCAATGAATCCAGCTCCGCCAGTTACCAAAATTGTGGTGGACTCATTGTCTTGAATGTCCATGTCCACCGTGTGTTTGAGATTGTCAGTTGTGCATTTGACTCCTTCCGATGTTCGTTTGTATGTTTTCATGATGGATTCCACTGCATCTTTTATTGGCCGCACACTCGGAAAGAGGCGCTGCAACTCTTGCGTGTCAAGCCAATTGTTGGACCGTTTGGATGCCAAAACGGCGTCTTGTTCCTCCAGTGAAAAATTGCGCCATTTAAATGCAGGGTCCACGTATTTTTTGTAAAGTTCGAGAATCTCATTGTGGCTGATGACACCCGGGTTGGTGAAATTGAGAGTGCCTGTGTGGTTATTTTTCATTAGTTCCAGCGCCATGGGGAGCAACTCGGGCAAGACTGTCATCGAGTTGGGAATGGAACAAACTTTTTCATAGTGTGTGATTTTGGTTATGAAATTGCGCGGGTGGTCTTCTCCCACTATGGGCATGCGAATGCGGAGGTTCAGAATGGCTTGCCTTTGCGTTTGACCGGGTTGACCATGCCGCCATGCCATGAATCGGTCGGTTATTCCTTTCACGATTGAGTAGCTCGAACCAAAAAAGTTGGGCACATCCGTCTCTTTGAATGCTTGAATGCAGTCATTGTCATCATTGTTGAAAATGCATCCAGTTCCCAAATAAGTGTAATGGATGCCACGGTCCGCGCACAGCTGTGCAAGAATGATGGGCGCCATCAAATTATCACGCACATTTTCGACGAGTTTTCCAGGTTGTTCCAAGTAATCAATTGTTGTGAATTTCTCTCCATGAGTGCGTCCCAAGAATGAAACAACGTGAGTGGGTGCAGTTGCGTCCAATTCATGTTCCAGGTCGTGAACGTGTTCCAAGTCAACCCGACTACTTGCAACACAGTGTTCGACGTTTTGTTTTAATGCCACTTCGACAAATTGTTGGCCGATCCAACCATTACCTCCGAATATTAGTATTCGCATTTTATTACAATACTATCATCATTGGGTTTAAATGTGTATTTAGCATTATAAATATTTTAATTCATTTATGTTGATGGAGTTATAAATATAAAAACATGCGACAATGTAAAGAGAATTTTCATGCCAATTGTTCATGTTATAATCATAATCATTGGCGTTGTTTTTGGAATTAGTGCGATTGCACGTTGTTATATGATGTGTTGTCGCCCCAAAAAATCGGCAAGAAAATAAATCAATAACCCCATAAACACATAAATACAAAAATTTAATGCATGTATTATATAATACGTAAATAACAGATATTCTCTCGTCATGGTCCGTTCAAAACTAAATCCAGACATCAATTATCGAGAATACAAGCAATTGGAGCGAGATGACGCCGATTATGATGCGACCATGTATGAAATTGAGCTTTTAGGCAAAGAAGTGCGCATTGCAATTGGTCGCGGCAAAACCGAGAAGAAGGGCATTATTTATTACCCCATGTATCTGATTAACACGGATGAACGTGTTGTGAAACAAATTGGCGTGTTTGAAATCAAGACAGAACAAGCAAATGAGGTGTTGGACGACGACGATGACTTGGACATTGACAAACTGCCGCACCCGTTGGTTTATTCATTTGTCACGGCTGAAATGTTGGAGGCCGATAGTCGTGGAAAAAATGCACCAACTGCAGCAACAGTTGCATCCGTTGTTGCATTGGACCAACCCGAACCCGAACTCGAACCCGAAAAAGAAGCAGTTGTGGAACATGTGGTTGCGGAAGACGAAGGTGTTGTGGAAGAAGTGGACGAAGCCGCAAATGCGTTGCGCTCAAAAATGAAGGCGCTGGCAATTCCTCCTCAAACCAAGGAAACCGCTGAAGCCGAACACGCCGAATACAAGAAGCAGCCCGACCAGCCGTGGATCCAGACGCACATGCAGAACAACAACTTTGGTATAACAGACAATGAAGGTGGCGGAGAGTGTTTGTTTGCCGTCATTCGTGACGCATATCGCACCCGTGGAAAATACGTGGAAGTGCCTGAACTCCGTCGCAAATTGGCTTCAGAAGCGACCGAAGAAGTGTTTCAAAACTATAAGGAACAGTACACCATAACTGCGGAATCGATTGCAACCACAACGGCTGAAATGCGCCATTTGATGGATGAAAATGCAAAGTTGAAACAGCGACTGGAGCGCACCACGGATGCCAAGGAGCAACAAGCCGTGATAATCGAGTCACGCCGCAATGCCGCGCAGTTTAAGCGTCTGAAATCGGAACTGGCTCTCAGCAAGGAGCTGCTGCAGGATTTCCATTTCATGAAGAACGTGAATACGCTGGAGGATTTCCGAGAGATGTTGAAGTCGTGTGCGTTTTGGGCCGACACGTGGGCCATTTCTACGCTGGAGCGCATTTTGCGCATTAAACTCATTATTCTCTCTTCTGAACGATTCCATGCGGGAGAAATGGGAGGCGTCATGCAGTGTGGCCAGCTGAACGACCGCGTGCTCGAAGACCAAGGCACATTCGAGCCTGATTTTTACATCATGGCAGAGCACACGGGCATGCACTACAAACTCATTACTTACAAGGGGGAAGCCCTGTTGACGTTCCGAGAGATTCCTTATGATATTAAGGTCATGGTTACGGAAAAATGCATGGAACGCAATGCAGGGCCTTACAATCTGATTCCGCAATTCCGCACGTTTCGCGAAGAGGAGCTTGGTCTGAAAGGGGTGGAAGAGGACCAAGCCGTCAACGACCGCACTGTTCCCGCGGCGTCCTCAATGTCATCCGGTCATGTATCCCACGCCCCATTGTATGACGACGCAATCGTGTTCCAGTTTTACAGCAAGAGCATGGACAAGCCGCTGCCGGGCACGGGTTCGGGTGAGACCATTGAGCGCGCCGACATTCCCAAGTTCGCTGAATTGGCGAAAGAGACGCCGCAGTGGCGCAAGATGTTGTCAAACTTTTGGGAGCCACCGGGTGATGACCGTGCCAAGGCGCTGTTTGAACTGGACGGCCACAAGTGGCGCACGTTGGAGCATTATTTGGAAGGCAGCAAATTCCGAAAGGAAAATCCCAAACATTATCTGAATTTCTCTCTAGATTCGGAATCAGATTTGTCAAAAAGTCCAACCTTGGCGCAAACTGCGGCAAAAGACGACAAATACAAGGACATCAAACCAGATGCGGATTTCGGCGCGCGTGAAGAAAAAGAGCGCGAGGATGCGCAGTATGCCAAATACAGCCAGAACTCTTATTTAGCAGACATGTTATTGAACACGCGGAATGCAAAGCTGGTGCAGTTCAGGCGCGGCAAACCGCCCGTTGTGTGCAATGAGTTGATGCGCGTTCGACACAGATTGCAACGAGAGAAAATCAAGAAATAAAACACATGTTCCAAAAGATAATAAAAAATCAAATATAATGAAAATACAGTGGCTCATTACATTTGTTGCATTCAATACATGCCTGATTTTAGCCCGAATACTATGCACAAGGTGCTTCGAATTTTGTATTCCGATATACGGGCTTCATTTGCTTACTGCAACCCGGACCGTCTAGGTTCGCCAGTGGTTAAGCCGGTTGATTCATGGGTGAAGTTGCCGTTGCCACCTGACATGCGACGGCGTCTTCTCTCGAATGATAAGGTGAATTCCGAATATTTTCCCAAAGAAATTCAGCATCACATTCTGAATGAGCAAAGCGTGGCCATAACATATAATTTCAGTGTGGGCGATCGCAAAGTGGTGCTTCATTTTGTGGTGTTCAATAAACGAGAGAAGAGTGTGAACATGCGTAAAATGCAGGCATATGCAATGCGCGTGTGTGCGCTTCTGCATTTGGTGTCACTGCATGCGCATCGAAGCACGTGTTCATCCACGTTGACTCTGTTCATCTACATGACGCCGTTCAAGAAAGAGCTTCCGGATGAAAGGGGAGATGCGTTTGATTCGGAGCACGCAAACACTGGAATGTCGTATCATTGTGAAGAGAATAATCAAGTAGTGGTGTATCGAAAAGAAGAGTGGTTCAAGGTGCTGATACACGAGCTCTTCCATGCGATGGGGCTTTCATTCATCGAGAGCGACATTCCGGCGCAAGTGGATGCTGCAATGCAGAAATTGTTGCAAAAAATGTATGCCATTTCACATTCTGTGCGCATATATGAAACATATTGCGAAATATGGGCGCGAATTTTGAACGTGATGTTTGAGTGTTTTGCGGATGACACTGGACATTATGGCAGTGGAGAGAACTCCGACTATGAATTCGCGGTGTTTGGCGAGTGCGTGATGAAAGGTTTGCACAGTGATGCGAAATTTGCACTACATCAGTGTGCCAAAATCATGCACCATGTGGGAATTCATCCAGAAGTGTTGTTGAACCCGACTGATGAAAATCGGGCAATTGTTGCGGAAAAATACCGCGAAAACACCAATGTGTTTGCATATTACGTTTTGACGTGCGTTCTTCAGAACTCGCCCGAGCTGTTTTTAGAGTGGTGCTACAAAAACAATCCATTTAAACAAACAAAACCGAGAGCCAACATGATGCAGTTTCGCACCATTCCCTCTAATTTTAACGGCTTCATGGAGATGTTGTATCATTGCAAGCAACGCTGTCCTGCCATTGCGCATTCACATGCGCTTGATTCAAGTATGCGCATGACATCGCGCAGTTCAACCGAATGAGCCAGCACTATCCGAGACTTAAATTTAGTGAAAAATTGATTTGAATTTTTTCACTAAAACCCCTCCAACAATACAGTCAACTTGCATTATATTGCATTTATTCACACTTACATTCTCATGGGCATTAAGCATTTGAACCAATTTGTGAAACGAGAGTGTCCGGGTGCAATCAAAACGGTGTCATTTGCCGAGATGACGGGAAAAGTGATTGTGGTGGATGCGAGCATTTACATGTATCGTTTCGCAGCAGACGAGGCGTTGCTTGAAAACATGTATAGCATGATTCGCATGTTTCAGTTGAACGGAATCATTCCGATATTTATATTTGATGGAAAACCTCCGGATGAAAAGCGCAACGTTTTGAACAAGCGTCAGCGTTTGAAACGGATTGCTGAAATGCATTACAATGAGGTGAAAACAAGTTTGGAGTTGAATTCTTCTTTGAACACAAGCGAAAACGAGCACATGTTGAAGGTGTTGAAACGAAAGTTTGTTCGACTGCATGATTCCGATTATGAACATGTTCGGACATTGTTGCAAGCGTTGGGTGTAAATTACATTGTGGCACCGGGTGAGGCAGACGTGATGTGTGCGCAGATGGTATTGAAACGCAAAGCACATGCGTGTGTGTCGGATGACACCGATTTGTTTGTGTATGGATGTTCTCGTGTGTTGAGACATTTGAATTTGATGGACCAAACAATGATTATGTATGACATGTGTAAAATTCTAGAATTGCTTGGAATGACAATGACCGAGTTTCGTCAGATATGTGTGGTGTCTGGAACTGATTACGCGGTTGACGCGAGCAATGCAAATGCAAATGCAAATGCAACATCAATTGTGATTGTGGACGGTGTTCGGGTGAAGACATTCAACTTGCATTTGAAAATGACATTAAAACTGTTCAAACAGTACAAAAGGTGTGTTCAAGAAGCTGAAGAATCGGATGGAATCGTGGCGACTGACTTTTACACATGGTTGCACCACAATCACAAGGCAATCAATTCGAGGTTGAGATTTGATTATGATGCAACCATTGCAATACATGACATGTTCGACACTTCGAACCTGAAATGTGCCAAGTCGATGTGTGGTGTTGCAAATGTCAATCCGACAATTGACTATGACTTATTGCAGCGTGTCATGTCGCATGAAAATTTCATATTTGTTTAATCATGTTTGTCCAATAATTCAATGTTAATTTTTCGTATTTGAATTTTTTTACTTTGAAGAGTTGAATTGTTTCTTCTAGAAGAGAAGGCGTTATTTCGTGCCATTCATTGATGACCAGCACGGGTAGACCATCAAACAATGGTTTGAACCCATTTGCTTTCACAATTGGAATTGCTCCTAAACAAAGTGCTTCCCATGTTCGATGACAATCCATTCCCATTCCAAATGGCGAGAGAACAAATGCAAATTGTGTGATATTTTTCCAGTTGGTGGTTCGTTTTACATCACCGATGTTGATAGCAAGCAAGTTGCGTGGTATTTGAGAAATTGATGTTTTCCGTTGATGGAATCTATCATTTTTTGCCGTGAAATTCACGTAAATTAATGGAGTTCTTTCATAAAATGGTTGCATTTTCTCTCTAAGTTCAATCAAAATTTTCTCTTGAAGGATGGGTTGTGTTCCTTCTTCGTCCATCCTCCAATGGTGCATTGGATTCTCTGAAATCGTGTGATAGTCTAGTCCAATCGGCAGTTGAATTAATTTTGCATCGTTGTAAAGCACCAGATTTTGCGCAAACCATTTCAAGAGATGCGGATTGTTCATTAATGCGTTCATTTCTCTCGGAGTAATGGCTTCCATTGGAACACACATGTCGGAATCTCCCGAAACCAAAACAAAATCATGTTTTATGTGCGGCAATGCATTCAAGACAAACCATTTCAGCAAGTTGCTGCAAACATAGATGGACATTCCATTGTGCATTGCACCACTCCTTAACATTTGCATCAAATATGCGGTGTCATTTGAACAACTTGATTTCGGTGTGCGTGAATGAAATGCACATGACTTCAACAGCCCGCGTGAATTCACAAAATCACACGTCTGTTCCATTTGCATGCATTAGCAATTGAAATTATTTAGCTCAATTTGAACAAAATAAAAATATGATGTTTTTATTTTGATTGACTTTTATGGGATTTTGTTTTGTTTTGTTTTGTTTTGTTTTGTTTTGTTTTGTTTTGTTTTGTTTTGTTTTTGTGGTTTTGGTTTTGGTTTTGCGTTGCCGTTTTTATGGTTTTTATTATGGTGCATGCGCGTTTGATTTAAGCAGTGGCAACAGCGACGGGCTTGCCGGCGGTGGCAAAGTGGGGGGACATGTAGCGCTGAAGGTTGAAGTAAGTGAGCTCCTCACCCTTCTTGAGCTTGAGAAGGGACTTCAGCTTGGCATCGGGGTTGATGCGACGGCCGTTCTCCTTGTCCTGCAAGTTGTTGTTGCGGATGTAAGCGTTGATCTCGCGAGTGACCTCAGTCCTGGCCATCTCGGCGCCATCGGTCTTTCCGAGAAAGTCAGACAGCTCCTTGGAAATGGGAGTGGGCTTCACAAAACCAGAGGGAGCGCGGTTGCCAACCTTGCGGCGCTTCTTAGCACTGGCCTTCTGAGCAGTGCGGATCTCCTTGACAGCGTGGCGCTCGAGGGCACGAAGCTCGGAACGAAGAGCACCGGCAAAAGCAACAACCTGCTGCAACTTGGAAGAAATGGAAGCAAACTGAGAAGCAATGGCAGAGTCAGTGGAGGGGGCATCGGTGGAAGAAGCATCGCTGGAAGCGGGAGCAACGGCGGCAGCGGCAGCGGCAACTGGAGCAGCGGCGGCCTTGGGCTCCTTGGGAGCCTTGGGCTCCTTGGTGGCCTTCACAACCTTGGCGGTTGCGGGAACGGGAGTGGAAGCAGAAGCGGGAGTGGAAGCAGAAGCGGAAGTGGTCGCAGAAGTGGTCGCCGAAGCGGAAGTCTTAGTCGTCTTAGCCATGGTTGTTGGTCTATACCCTCTATAGAGATGTCTTTTTAAGCTTTTTTACGAATTAAATGTTTATTGCAGAATGACATGCATTTGTCATGTCGTTTTGCGATGAAATGAATCTTTTTTGTTTGCATCTTTTCTTTTTTCCTTAATGTTGTCGAACAATTCTGAAACACATGCATTTCACGAATGGAAATGGGGCAGTTAAGCGTGGACAACGGATTCATAAAGCCATGGCATGGCGGCTTGGGCCGGTTGACTGACAAGAGTGAGCGCCGACAACACATAATATGCGCCTAAAGATTGGCTGTCCCGGTTTATCCCGGATGTCACAAATGTCTTCACAAGTTGGATACCATGATGCCGAATCAACTCGGGCTGGAGATGAAAACCTCGCAAATCAATGTATCGAAATGGGTCTCCATTTGGAGGACATATCTCTTGTTTCAGGTGCGGCAGAATTTGAGCTCTGTAGTTCCAAATGTCGGCTAATTCTCGCATGAATCGCATGATTTGCACAAAATGAAGTTCGCTAAACCATGCCGAGTCAGCATAATGTCCATGTGAATTGATTTGCTGAAATGCAGCAAACAGGGTGTTTTCATCCTGCTGTTGTATTGACAACACCGGCTCAGGTTCCACTTCAGTCATGCATTTTGAACCAATAATGTGAGTTAAAAATATCTTCCTCATCATTTGGCGTCGAAGTGAAAGCGGCAATGGCATTCGGTTATATGGATTCGTGATTGGTGTCATGGATGAAATGTTCCCGTTTTTGATTTCGGACATGTAGTATGTGTGTAAAGACATGATGTCAAACCCATACACCATGCCAGCATCGTCTTTCACGCTTATGAATTGACGTTGTGAAATGTCTCTCACCGGTTCCATGCTGTAAAAATCAGTGTCATTCACACACAGCGACCTGTCATAATATGCAGGACCGCTGACTCGTGCATGCATTTTGTAAAAATTTCTGCGAACAAGTCGTTGTATGCGAGGTATGAAATGCGACTGAATCAAAAACGTGTGTATGCGTTGCTTCAATTCTTGCTTTGTTCCACTGCACTTGATTCCATAGTGTTTGCATATTTCCTTAAGTTCCGCCACCTTGTGTTCATTTTGCATGAAAGAATCATGCTCTGAAAATTTAGGAACATGCACATCGGTGCGGACTTGTGAACTTTTTGTTTTGGACACCCGTTTTTTCTTTTCAATTGGAGGGGGCGTGGGGTGTTCCACTTGATTCAAAATTTCGTTGTAAATGTAATGCTGCTCGTAGTTGAGAGGAACGTCATGAATCACAATCACATTATTGTTGTTGTTGTTATTGTTGTTAATAATGGAATTGTAATAGTCAACTCCAATGTTATTTATTATTTCATATTGCTGGTCTTGCTCATCCTGCATTTTATGCAGACCTACGATGATTGCGCGTTTTTATTATACTGTTTATATTTTTTTATATCTTTTCATAAATGATTCAACAATGAACTTGTTGTATTCATTTAGACACACACATTAAGGAAGAAAACAATATAAACTTTTTATATCATTAGAATACATAACATGAAACCAATCCCATGTTTGCTGTTAGTTTGCACACTGTCCATGGCAGTGAGCATTCCTCTCGACGACTTCACATTTGCTTCTTCGCAAGATTTGACTGCTTTGGAAAGCACAAATGAGAATGTGGAAAATTATGGTGAAAATGATTTTGACAACTATGGTCTTGGTGATGATGATGATGATGACCATGGAAATGAATATTTCAGAAAAGGGATAAAAAGCGTGGTGCGCAAAATATTTGGTTCTCCCAAGCCTGCTCCTGCTCCCAGGCCTGCACCTGCTCCCAGGCCTGCACCTGCGCCCAGGTCTGTACCTGCTCCCAGGCCTGCACCTGCTCCCAGGTCTGTGCCTGCACCCAGGCCTGCACCTGCTCCCAAACCTGCACCTGCACCGCCTAAACCTGTGCTTGTGATTAAGTCGGCACCTCATCCTCCTCCCAAGCCTGCACCCAAGCCCAAGCCTGCACCTGCTCCTGTCATTGTTGTCAAGACAGCACAACCTTCTCCCAATCCTTCACCTGCGTCCGCGCCAAAAGAAGAACAAAAACCAAAAAAAAAGAAGAAAGGATTTTTGAAGAAAGGCTTGTCCGTTGTCAAAAAGGTTGTTCCAAAGGTTGCTAAAGTTGCAGTTAAAGTTGGCAAAGTTGCAGCCAAAGTTGCAAAAGTTGCTTCTCCCGTTGTGCTCCATGCTTTGAAAGCTGTTCCTGTTGTGGGCCCCACACTGTCAGTTGTTACTAGCATTGCTCCAAAAATTGGTTCAGTTGCAAATAAACTTTCTCCCAAGGTGAAGGATATTGCAAAGAAGCTTGCTCCTAAGTTGAAGGATGTTGCAAAGAAGGTTGCTCCCAAGTTGAAGGATGTTGCAAAGAAGGTTGCTCCCAAGTTGAAGGATGTTGCAAAGAAGGTTGCTCCCAAGTTGAAGGATGTTGCAAAGAAGCTTGAAAAGAAGGTTGCTCCTAAGTTGAAGGATGCTGCAAAGAAGCTTGAAAAGAAGCTTTCTCCCAAGTTGAAGGATGTTGCAAAGAAGCTTGAAAAGAAGGTTGCTCCCAAGTTGAAGGATGTTGCAAAGAAGCTTGAAAAGAAGGTTGCTCCCAAGTTGAAGGATGTTGCAAAGAAACTTGAAAAGAAGGTTGCTCCCAAGTTGAAGGATGTTGCAAAGAAACTTACACCCAAGGTGAAAGATGCAATCAAGAAAAAGGTTTCCAAGGTGAAAGATGTGGTCAAGAAAACAGTCTCTAAGGTTAAAGAAAAACTCCCCAAATTTAACGGTTTGAAAATTTATGGCAACTATTGTGGACCCAATTATTGTGGTGGTCAAAAGTTTAAAGGTGCAGAAGGACCAAATTGCAAATGGGGCATTCAACCCAAAGACACCCTTGATGCATGTTGCAGAGCACATGACCAGTGCTGTGGTTCTCCAAACACTAGAGGCAAACAATGCAATAAAGAAATTTTGTCATGTGTCAAGAATGCAAATTGCAACGGTGCAAATTGCAAAATTGCAAAGACTGCGATAAAGCTCACATTTAGTGCCATTAAAAATAAAGTTTGTGGTGATGTGTTGGGTTCCAAAAAATCAAATGCAAAGAGTTCAACAACCAGTTCTAGTGGTTCGACTACCAAGTCATTGGTCAAACCTCTGGTCAAACCTCTGGTCAAACCTCTGGTCAAACCTCTGGTCAAACCTCTGGTCAAACCTCTGGTCAAACCTCTGGTCAAACCTCTGGTCAAACCTCTGGTCAAACCTGTACTTAAACCTACAACTAAGCCTCTCATTATCAAGCCTGTCGAAGAACATTCAGTTGACCAGCCAGTTGACCAGCCAGTTGACCAGCCAGTTGACCAGCCAGTTGACCAGCCAGTTGACCAGCCAGTTGACCAGCCAGTTGACCAGCCAGTTGACCAGCCAGTTGACCAGCCAAGTGAGAAGCCAAGTGAGAAGCCAAGTGAACAGCCAAGTGAGAAGCCAAGCGACCAGCCAAGCGACCAGCCAAGTGACCAGCCAAGTGACCAGCCAAGTGACCAGTCAAGTGATGAGCCAAGTGTCCAACCAGATGTTCCTAACACCAAATCATTCTCAACAAACGACGTCATTGGAAGAGTCAACCACATGCACAAACGTGTTGTTTCCATCATCAAAGAAACTCAAACCATTCAGAAGAGAGAAATTGAGCAAAATAAAAAGAATGTCAAACTGTCGCAGGCTGAATTGGATAAATTCATAATGAAACAGGATGACGAACAAAAACAATTGACTAAGTTGAAAGACAGCATTCTTCAGATGAATCAAAGCATTACACGACACTATTCTCAAATGAACGCAGATGCTCTTTATTTGCAGAAGCTGGACCTAATCAAACCCCAATTTCTGAAAACATTGGATGACACCAATGCCAATTTTGCCACGCTGTCCGACCATGTGTCCAAACTGGCGAACGATGAACACAAGAAGTTCATGGAAGACATTTTGGCCAGAGCCCAGAACCAAACCGTATTCGACACGCGCGATCTGGCTCAAGCATTTTTGGCACACTATGAAAAATACAAACACGTTCTTCGTTCGGATTCAGTGGATTACAGCAAAGAAGTGTCTGAGTTGAAGGACCTGAAACAACAGTATGATTCTAAAGAAATTGTGTTCAGTGGGTTGAAAGCCGAGGTGGCTCGCCTGCGTGCACTCTTGGAGTCTTTGAAAAAGACCGTGAGCACCAGTAAGACCGAATCCGAGCTCTTTGTGCAAATCGAGCAAATTATTTCATCAATTCTCTCGTCCAAGAAGACCAAGTTTGCAATTGATGGCACAGAAAAAGAATGCGCCGTCTCCGTGCTCAAATCCCACGTGGCAAATGGCCTAATCTAATTGTTTATCAAACAATTCATGAAATAATGAATTCATTGATGTTCCAGTTGGTAAAAAAACCGTATGATGTGTTTTTCCAGGTGGTGGTTCTTCTTTATTCGAAAACGTTCTAAGGACAAAATGTTTTTTCATTTTCTCTCTTTCTCCAGTCTCAACAAATCCTTTGAATGGCAAAAACTGCTTGGTCATGTGGTTTGTGTCTTTTTCATTACAAACAATGTATGCACATCCTGGAGGACCATGTTTGGAAACGATGGCTTCTGAACTGAATTCTTCAAAATCTTTTGTTAATATCATGTCAGTCGACTTCGTAAAACTGTTGAATAAACTATATCGTTCAATGTAAAATTGGGCATTGAGGATGAGTGCTTTTTGATGAAAAATGCATGAAAAATATAAGGAAGGAAATCCTCCCGCAGATGACCCATGAAATATGATATTGTTGTATGACTTCATAACATGTTCAATAATTTCGGTATAAATCTGCAAGTAATTCGACCCATGTGGAGATAAGAACCATGCAACTTGCAACTTTTCATTACTGAAATCCTCTAATAATTTGTCGGCCATGCACAACACATTATGGGTCCAATCTACCCCTCTAAATATGGGAAGCAAAACCATTCCAGTGGGCGAACTCGCATCTTTGAACATTGAACCATGAAACGTGACAACCAGTTTATCCGAATCGTCATTCTTTTTGTGGTAAAATTGCACACCCTTGTATCTGTGGTAATGTTTCCCAGAAGAATCAATGTTTTCAAGATTTGATATGTATTTCAATTTTAAACCGTAATGAGACATTTGCAATACACAACATGAAATGACAATATATGATTATTTTTTTCTGGAAGGCTCTTTAAGTATTTTTGGCGAATTAAAAAAAAAATTGATTTAAAGGTTTGGACATAGAAAGGGTAGGCAGTTCAAACAACAACGACCACACAAAGCAACCCGACGACACCCCAATCAATCAATCAAATGGCCACTAAATCCGATTCCGCTTCTTCTCAATCAATCATCTCTGGCACCAATTTTCATCCCGATTCTGACATCAAATACGCAAAAGTGAAGGTCAACAATGCTGGTGGCAAGAGTGTCGGCATTCTCAATGCTGCCTCCAATTCCACGCTCAATCTGCAGACTCCACTGATGTTGACATGGGGAGTCAATGAAAACACTGACAAGAAAACTGGCGAAGTGCAGTCCTACAGCATGGCTCTGCAGTTTCCCAGCAACGAATACAGAACACCCAGCGTGAACAAGTTCTTCGATGCAATGCAACAGTTTGAAGCCAAAATCAAGCGCGACGCAATCACCAATTCGAAGGAGTGGTTCGGCAAGGCAATGTCTGCTGAAGTCATCGGCGCAATCTTCAATCCTGTGCTTTCCTACTCGAAGAATCCCCAGACTGGCGAGCCTGACCTCACCAAGAACCCCACTCTTCGCGTGAAGTTGCCGTTCTACGACGGCGAGTGGAAGGGAGTCGAAATCTACGACTCGAATCAGACCGCACTGTTCCCCAACTCTGACGGCAAGACTCCCAAGGACCTCATCACCAAGGGTTCTGATGCTGCGCTCATCATCACCTGCGGCGGTCTCTGGTTTGCTGGAGGCAGTTTCGGTGTGACGTGGCGTTTGGTTCAGGCCGTCTTGAAGCCCAAGCCCACCCTCAGTGGAAAGTGCCACATCGTGCTCGATGACGATGAACAGAGACGCATCGCTGCTCCTGCAAAGGCATCCGCGGCGCAACATCACGAGGATGACCACGTGTCGTCTGCAGCTGTATCTGCATCACAGGAGGTTGATGTCGAGGATTCTGATGAGGAGGAAGAGGATGCAACTCCGATTCAAAGGACTCCGTCGGTTGCTCCTCCTGCTGCGGCCGCCGCTGCTGCGCCCAAGAAGATTGTTGCAAAGAAGAAGTAAGCCGCACATGATGCTGGCTTAAAAAAAGGCACCACATCAAGGTAAGTTCAAAAAACACAAAAAACAATAAAAATATTTTTTTCATTGTTTTTGATTTAACAAAATTCAAATGCCAATTTAGTTGCGTCTCTTATGGCTGCGTCTCTTATGACTATGTCTCTTATGACTGTGTCTCTTATAGCTGCGCATCTTATCGCTGCGCATCTTATGTCTCATGCGTTTGCCACCTTGGTTTCGGCGGCTACGCGTGTTGTGGGCAGGGGTGTCTAGGTAGTTCAGCGCCGTCCCGAAACTCATGCTGCCTGAGTTGCTTGGGCGTGGACCCGCAGGGGTTGATTGTTCTGACATTTAATTGTTATAAAATTACTTAACATTTTATTTGTTATTCATTTTATTTATTGTATTGGACATTTCGCCTAAATGAAAAATAAACGAGTGTGCACCCGTTCGCAAATTACAATGACTTAAAAAAAGGAACCACGCACCAACCAATACATATGGTCGCCAATTGCCAGAATGCCAGCCAGCGTGATTGCATTGTAAGCAAGTAGGGGCGCTTGCGGGCCAGTATAACCGATGTAGATGACAAGTGGCGCCACAATCAAAACATGGAACCATGAAATGAGAGAATATCGGTTTTTTAATAGTTTTAATCCATGTGCAACAATGATTGCAATGCCCAAAAACATGAGCGCTGGATAAATCCATGATGGAGCTGCATTCCGCTTTACACCTAAATACAGAAACAATCCTCCCACAAAAATGATGTGAAACAAATGCACAATCAAGCTTCTGTTCAAAGCAAAATTCATATTGTTGAGTTGTATGAATTGGGTTGATATATTAATTTAATAAAGTGAGTGTTATGGTTTGTCAAATATGTATCTTCGCAGAACACTATCTGGAAATGTTGACCCAACTTTTCGCATGAACATGTGTTCGTTTGCAGTTCTCCGGATGCTGCGCACACTCTCCTCATCATCGTATGTCCATGTATCAAATTTGTATGGATTATTTCCATTTGGCGTGCGTTTCCAGTCCACCAGGGTGGTTTGTTTTCGAATCACGTTTTTCAACTGATTTATGTTGAACAGCAGAATCGCCGCATAGCTTTCGTCGCCCGTGTGTCCACTCGACACAATAGACAGTATGTTTTTGATTTGTTCATTTGTTTTTGAGAGAGTAACCATCTGACTCAGGTCCTCATGACAAAAAATGCACCATTGAGAATGCACCAAATGCATGTGTTGCGGAAGCATGCGCAAATTCGCGCGTTTAACAATATTCGGATTCCACCATATTTTGTCATACGACACGAATGACTTTTGCTTGTATTTATTGAAAGTCTCAACAAATCTCTCGGGACTCACCATTGGAACACATGAATCCGAATGCAAGGTGTACCATTCGGCTGGATGCACATGAACGGCATGGTCATACATTGACATCATCGCCTCTACCAACCACCCCCATGAAGTCGGGCGCATGCAACTGTCCGGAAGAAACCATTGTTTCAGCCACTCCGACTTGACGTTGCTCTTGTGCGACAACGAACAATGCACCACAATCGCGTATTTGAACTGCAGCCTATCTAACCCATCAAACCATTCTCGCCAAATGTGCTCCTTTGTCAAGTCGCCTGTCAGCAAAAAACAGAATGTCGCGTTGTTCATTGAACCTGGTGATAACTCAATTGAATGCATTAATTTTATATAATAATAAATCAAATTTAATGCATTGCCAAATTTAATGCATGTGCCAAATTTAATGCATTGCCAAACAGGCGGCATCAAATGAGATGCACATGCACGCAAATCGGCGCTTTGTTCCTCACATCGTAAATGTCAGTTGAGCAAATGAGAGAAATTCCACATTTATTGTTTCGTAGCATAATCGTTTGTCGGGACATTACATGCAATTCTCTCACTTGCACTTCCACAAATTCAGAATCATACAAAGGAATGCGCAACACTCCACTCCCTCGGTTCAATAGCTCCTTAATGTCCGCCCGCACATCAATGTGCAGCTCATTGTTTGCATCGATTGACATGTGCTCAGGTAATTCTGGCATGCATTTGACAATGAGCTGTTTCGATGCATCGCCTTCAATGCGATAGTGCAACTCGCTGTGCCAAAGCGGCACATAAAATGTCTGTCCTTCAAATTGCACCACTGAAATGTTATTTTGGATCACATCTTTGAGAGATGGTTTCAAAATGATGACATTATTCTTCTGCATTTTCTCTCGAATGATGCGAGTGATTTCATCAAAAATCCCGTCATCCATCTGAACAGCCGCGTTGTATTGCTCCAACGTTTCGTATAACTGAAACAACATCGATGGGTCCAATGAATCCAACAAAAGATTCACCGACACGGATGCATAGTCGTTCACAATCCGATGCAACAAGTCCATCAAAATCGGATTCATCCGAGCATCCTCATCATTTTCAGATTTGTGTTTCTTTGAAAAGAGAGATTTTATGAAATTCATGAAAATATTCGTATAGGTTTCCGTGTCTTCGCCCGCGTTCATTTTGGATGCATCACCATTTGCATCGACTTCAAGTAACAACAGACGATACGCGGCATTCAACTTCTGAAATGCAGCAGTTGCTTCCACGGTATTCCCGTTTTTATCCGGATGCAGCTTCAATGCCAAAATGTGATATCGCTTCTTCAATTCAACCAACGAACAGTCCCGCGACACTCCAAGAATGGAGCGCGCATCTTTAACATTCATAGTGTTTATGATTTGTATCGTGTTGAGTTGATTTTGCGCCATGCGTTTATATGAAAATTAAATCAAATCATTTGCGAAATGAACAGCGGCGGGTTCTGCGCATTGGTTTGCATCTTTTTGTGGTTGTGCGTGATTTTCTTGCACCGCCATCAGACGCAGAACTTGCTTTGGGCGATTTTGAAGCTCTGGGCGATTTTGAAGCTCTGGGCGACCTTGCAGTCTCTTCTCTGACGGCACAATCGTGGCAAATCAATTCCTCATCCTCCCCCTCACCTCGCGTGGTGTAATATTTAACCCCTTTCGGTTCAGCATTCCATGGGGGAAGGTCATCTCCGCTGAGCACTCTACCGCACTCTCCACAATTAAAGATGTCCTCGGGTTCAAATTCAAATGCAGTCATGGTTAAAGGGTCGATAAATGGAGGAATGTGTTTGCCGTGCACAACATCTTTCATCAACACACTGCTAGAATAATATAATAAACGTCCAAATGCGTTTATCACATATGTCGCTAATTTTGCATGGCGTTTTTTGTATTCACTACATTGTTTTTCCGGATATAGTTTGATGGCATCATACAGAATTTTGATATATTCCGACACTGTTAAATCGGCATTCACGAGTTTCAACATTGCATCTAATTCTTGTTTATATTTGACAAATTTTGGGTAATGCCTTATTTTAGAGGAAGCCAATAATTCGGTTTCTGCATCCTTGATGTGCATGTTTCTAATTCCATGATTGTATTCTTTATCACTTTCATACGAATGTTGTTTGTAACCCAAACGATTGTACCATGACACTCCGGTTAATAAAATTGTAAGTGAAGCCAAGTCAATGTCATGAGAACACCGATACACATTTGATTCGTCCTCTAGATATATGGTTCTGCATTCTGGTATTAATCTGGCCAATGCATCCACCATGCTCAACAGCATTGTTCCGCTGCGCAAATCATGTTTAGGTCCGCATTTTGCTAAACTAACAATATACAAATAGGACAAATCAGGCTCAAAATCAATTATTAAACATGATTTTTCATCATCCCGTTTATATTTTATGTGATATTTTAGACTGTCAGATTGAGATACGTAAAACCTGCTACCAAATATTGCATCAACTAGTTGATTCACGCGTTGTTCTGAAGTCATTTATGATTATATGTATGAAATTTTACATATATATAATATCATATTTTTATTTGGTATGCGCACATGCCTTATTTGCCATTATTGTTTGAACCAATGGTGTTCACCAGCATGAACACAAAATTTTCCAAATGATAAATGGGACGATAGTTGTTGTTATAATACTGCAAAAATCGATAGGTGTTCATCAATACATCCGACATGTTTTCATCATGCAACAATCCCCTGCATTTCAACTCGGTTATCAAATGCCATGCACATTCGTTCACATCAAAATCGTAAATCAAAATATCATACAACAATTCTCTCAACTGAGCAAATCGGATTTGCTCCACATTTGTCATGTAGTCACACAGATTGTTGAATAATTTGTGGTGTTCAGACGTGTCATCGCATTGGTCATGCAGTGCTTTTATGTTTTGAACATTCTCTGGTATTATTTTTCTTGTTACACCTGGCATAATTTTTTTATACATGGATGCAGTCGGCCTGGCAACCGGCACAATTTCACAGCTGTTCAAAATGTTGCTGGGAATGAATCCAATGTTCTCGGTTATGATTATGTATTTCAACCGAAGGTGGTTATGATTTTGCATGTGCATGTAACTGTAAAATGTTTCCAGCAGTTCACTATGAATGTTGTGAAAATACTTGCACACAATGATTCCCGTCATCTCAGGTCGTGCACTAATCACATCCACGATTTGACTGTGCATTTCGTTCCACAACAGCTTTGACGTGCAACCCAGCAAAGACATGTCAATTTCAAAATGAATGTCGCTGATTTTTATGAAGTAAGTTTCTTTGTTGTACACCACCGTTAGTCGCTTTTCATATTTCAAATGCGTCGGACTGTATCGACTTATGCATGAAAGCACCTGTGCATATTTGCCAGTGCCTTGTGGACCATAAAATATCAAATTTTTTAGGTCATTCATGTTCGATGGAAATGCAGTCGAATACAGAGTTTTCAATTTGGGATGCAACGGCGTTGAAATCGCATTTTCAACGTATTGTTCAAAATGATTGTCGTTGAATTTCATTTACAACAATGCAGTGATTCAATCAATTAATTATACACCATTGTTATTTATTTAAACACATTGCAACGCATATATTAAGACGATTGCATTATCACGCACACATGAGTTTTCTGATTTTGCCACACACTTTTAATCCAGCTCATCTCCATTTTGGGCCAATTGTGAAAAACAATGACTCCGATGGAAATTTCTCTCGAATCATTTATTCCACAAAGAACATTTCATTCAATGGAGTTGGAATCATCATTGATTTGAATGACACCATGCAAGAGCATCACTGCAAAAAAACGTTCATTCGATTTGACCCAATCAGTCCCACCAACTCAAACATCGTGCGACAACTACAAATGATTGAAACTGCCATTCTAGAAAAATACATTGGCCGTGTTGTCAGAGACACGCGACAGTGCGTTCACTCGTTATCAGAACAACTGCAAAATGGCTGCATTAAAGCGTACACGAATGATGCATCAGACACTGAGGTCGCTCGCAATGACTCCAACAGTCATGTCATGTTGAAAATATGCGGCGTTTGGGAAACCAAAGGAGAATGCGGAATATTGTGCAAATTCATAAAATGTTAGAAAATGTTTTCCCCTCGTGCAAATTATAATAGCATGTAATAATAATATTGTAATAATAATATTATAATCAACACATTGAAAGTATGAATTTTAACATACTTGGATACATTTTAATTGCACTCATTTTCATCATTTGCTTGCGCGTGTATCAAAGTTCCGATTCATTCCAACTCAACTGCATTGTGTCCGACGTGGATGGAAATAAATACTGCGTTCGCGAGCGCGCCAAATTGGACATGGCAGCAGACCTGCTTGCACAATGCACAGTGAACATGCGAAATTTAGTAAAACACATGGAAAAAACATACGCTGACCAAGCCAATGTGCGACGCTTGGTTGAAGGATTTGACCCGCACCAAGTCAGCGAAACGCTTCCCACAAGTGAATTCACCGCTTACAGTGAGAACAAGGGCGAGAAGCTCGCATTTTGCTTGAACACCACGAAAAACGGCACCAAACTAATTGACTCCAACACGCTCATGTTCATTGCACTGCACGAAATGGCGCACATCATGACGGAGAGCATCGGACACAAAGAAGAATTCTGGAAAAATTTCAAGTTCCTTCTGCAAAATGCAGTGGAAATTGGAATATATAAGCCGGTTGACTATAAGAATGAGCCCAAACAATATTGCGGCATTGAAATCAATGATAATCCTTATTTCGATGCATGAATGTAGTTTTTTAGATTATATATAATCGTGGTGGCTCCAAAAAACACAAGCAACATTGCAAAAATGGACACATGTCTTTCAGAACTGCCAACATGAATGTGTCCAAAATAAATCATGAGTGGTCCAATGAAAAATATGTCCAACAAACGGATGAATTGCGTTTTTGTTCCACTGGTTGAAATGTACCCTAAATACAATCCAATCGCAACTATCATCCATGTTGTCTTCATGTACGACTGCATGATTGACTGCATGATAGACTGTATGATTATAAAGTGAGAAATAAATTTCCCGTTTTAGTTGAATGAATACATCAGGACCCGGTTTATCTTATTAACAAATCCAAGATTGCATGCAACTGTTCGGGCCTGCAACTGCACAAACATCTCCAGGTTTCTAGAGTAGCTGAATGTTTTAGATGCATCGTAAAGTCGTTGCATTTGAGTGTAATATCGATTCATTTCATGAGCTTCTTCCGAATAAATTCCATTCTTCACAAGAAGTCGCTTTGTTATATAAAAACAGTTGTGCTTGAAGTTCCATTGAAACCAATGTTCGTCCTTCATGTGTCGTTTCCCCGCATCGAGAAAGGCACCCAACGTCAGTGACGCATTCTTGTCTTTGAGAGAAATATCCTTAATTATCGCATTTTTGATGTTCGGTTCCTTCATTTTTTGCAATGTCATAGTGGATGTTTTGTCCAACATCAAATGCACCCCGTCCTCCATTTCAAATATGAGACCACAGTGAAATGGCAATAATTCGGCATTCGCGCGCAAATAGTCTGGCATAGGCTCGGTGCAATGGTCCGACTTCACGTGTTCTGCCATCATTTCAACAAATATATCGTCAAGCCGACCTAACGTGATTTTGTTGTATAAATTGATTAGCTTTTTGGGAACCCTGCGATAATAAAGACGAATGGATTTGATTGTCTTATTTTTGTAGTGCCGCACATTTTCATGTGTGTCATTCAAGTAATGACACGATGGTTGCAGAGCGAGATACTCAAACAATCGGTTTGCACAAGAAGACACAATGTGTTGCAAAATGTGCACCATTTTATCAGAGAGAATGGTGCTTAAAAAATTGGACACAGTCAATATGCATGCCATAATAATTAAATATGCAACAAGTAGCGACATGGTGTATGAAAATGACACTAGACCGATCGCATGTTGGAAGACATTTGTCATTCTCCTTATGTTTCCTATGTGTTGTATGTGTTGTGATTATGTTAATTGCATACTATATTTTGCGTGAAATTACATATTAATGTTTTGTCATGCGATGCAATGGGAAAAACGTGTCGCATTCGTGCATTCCCTCCATTTGAGTAATGCACATCTCATCTATGATGATTTCGTTGTTTTGATGCATTTCCAAAAATTGCTCGTAAATGCTGGCTCCACCTATAATCCACACCTCGTCATAATTGGCGGATTCCAAATGGGCAAACAATGATGGAATGGAAGAGAACCAATGCTCTTGGTCCGAAGTGGGTGCACATTCGGGTTCTTGCGACGAGAGAATCAGGTTGGCCCGTCGACGCAAAGGACGCATGGGAATGCTAGACCACGTTGAACGCCCCATGACAACCGCATTGTTGCCTGCACCCGTTGTGCGCTTGGCAAAGTGAGCCATGTCAGCCTTGCAATGCGGCCACGGCAGCTGGCCTTTGTAACCAATGCCACCATCTTGACACATAGCCACAATTAGTTTAAATGGTTTCATAATGATTAACTAATCTATCATTATGACTATGACTTTAAATGTTTAAAATCATATTCAAATGGACCATGCATTCGAAACAATCAAATAAGTAAGAAAGATGCCAAAGAAATTCTTTGAAAATAAATCAAGTATATTGTAAATTGAATTTTTGATTGCATAAGGAAGCACAGCAACAATGCCATACAATGACCAAAACACGAGAAAATATGCATAAATTTTGAAGCTAGTTGATGAATATGCCGTTCCCTGCATAAATCTCTCGTAAATGATGTAAAAGTATGCGATGAATGGCAAAAACCCAATCACAACGCCGGTAATCAATGAAATCACACCAACCTCTCCCAAATATCCAAACAACAGCATGAACCAGTTCAAAATCACCACTTGCGCAATGGGAACAGCATGTTCTTTCATGATTTGAAAAAAAGAAAGCGAACTAGCATCATTCGGGTCTGTATTCAAATAAATGATGTATGCAATCAGCGTAATCAACATGGTTGGTGTCGTGACCATCCAATCAAGATAACGCTTGGGCGTGATGTTTTTAACAACATGGATATTATTGTATAACCAAACGTAAAATGCACCTTCCACCGCTTGCACGGATACTTCTAACCCAAGAAGTTGTTTGATCAGTTTCATTTTTGGTGCAGTTTTTACAAACAAGGCAAGAATCTCGATGACTCCAGTTATGATTTGAACTATGATGGAGAATAGCAACGATGAATGAAGAAAACTCGACATTGAATTGTTTTAATATTATTGATATTATTGGATATTATTCTTATTGCCATATGATGGAATTCATAGTTCATGGTTCAATGCAAATGCAAGGCAAATTTAATTTTGTTCGTATTTCAACAATTAATTTGCTAAAATAACCCTTTCCTTGTATGAATAATTTGGACTTTATCGCACAACACAAATCAATGTCCGCATCGCCCGAATCAAAATGTTCCGCGCCGGTTGCATCAATGACATTTTTCAGATACTCATTTGACAATGCAATGCACTCATCATAATTTGGTGAGCTTGTTTCGGCGAAAAAACATTTACCAATTACATATTTTTTATTTGAATCATTTTCAATTAATGTTTTGATGTGATTTATTGTGAGAGGTCGTTTGGGTATTTCATGCCATTCATTCCCTGCGACCACATCTCCCAATCGCAGATGTATCAATGTGCTTTCTGAAATGTCATTTGGCAGCAAATGTGCATTTTTTTCCGCCCATTCCAATGCAATTTTGGTGACTATGTCAATATTAGTGTCGTCCTTGTTGTTTTGTTTCTCTAAAATGAATTTGCTTCCAATCGAATTGAAATGCTCTCTAAGTATTTGTTTTTGTTCATATCTCGACAAATCCAACAAAATTAGGTCTCCCAATCGGTATGATGAAATCATTACAATCCGTCTTATATTTATATATATATTCATGTATAAATATAAACACCAATGCCATATGAATGCAAAATATGCCAAAATGACCCATCAAGTCATTCATTGAAAAAGATTGGAACAACGGACAATGTCACTTATTATTACACATGTCCTGCCAAGGCCACAAAATATCATGATGCAGACGGCATTGCAGAACATTATGATGGGGTGTTATCCGAAAATGAAAATCGGTGGATATGGGTATTCGATTGCAAGAAATTTGCCACAAAACATTTGCTGGAAGTTGATGTTGCCATAAAGCTGGCCAAATTGATTTCCACCAAATTTAGCAGCACGCTTGATGGAATAGTAATCATTAATCCCACATGGCACATATTTGTTATCATGCGACTGGTAAACCCATTTTTAAACAGTCATGTCAAATCCATTATAAAAATTGTTCATGACCAGTCATTCAATTTGACCCTTTTACAAATGCAGACACACGCCTTATGACGTTGCATCTGGTTTGCCATGAGTCCGACGAATCTCTGGCACATGTTTTGCAGCCGTGTCGCGTTTGGTGCGAATGTGCTGCATGATTGCCGCAGCCTGCTGAGGTGAGCAGCACTCGGCCAATGCCTCGTTCAAGAATGACAGCGTAAGTGCCGGCGGTTGCCTGACGTTGAATGCAAACTTGAGTGTGCCATCCTTGATTCGAACGGTTGCATGCGAGAGATTGTGCTCGGCGACATGCGTGAGAATGCTGGACTCCACTTCATTGCGAGATTCGCGCAGCTCGCGTGCTTGGTCGTTCACTTGCTTGATGGCATTGTCCAACTGCACCCACCGCTGTATTCGTTGTTCCAGTGATAAATTTGGTTGCATTATTTGCACACATTTATTAAAAAATGTTTATATCATTTATTCATCTTTTTCTGGTTCTTTGTGATGCCACACATTCGCCACGTCGCTTTGTGCGTTGGTAATTCTTTTTAGGTATGATTGTATATAAATCACAAAAGAAATATAAAGAGATTGCGGTGATTTATTCCGTCGCATGCGACACACATTCGCTTCCATAGTGTAGTGGTCAGCACATTGGACTTTGAATCCAATAACACGAGTTCGAATCTCGTTGGAAGCACACTCTTAATAATAAATAAAAATAAATCATCACCAATTCGTTGGATGATTTATTTAATAAGCGAATGAAATGCCTTACTGAGCACCGCAGCCAATCTCCAAAGGCACGCGCATGAGGTCGGGAGCAATGGTGGTGTTGTTCCAGGGACCGACACTGAGTTGAGGGTTGGGAGGCTCCGACCGAACCTGGAGGTTGGCGTTGCGAAGGGTGTTGCCAATGGTGTCAATGCCGATGAGGGCACCCGCACTAAGAAGGTTGACTCCCTTAAGGTCGCCAGCGCCAACAGGGTTCAGCTGAGCCCATTGGCTGTTCACGTCCTTGGGCAAAAGCTCAAGCGGGTCAACGGTCTGCTGGGGGGTGCAGCTGGGAGGCAAGCCCTGCATGGTGGTGGTGGTTCCACTTGAAGGGGCATACTGAATGTTCTCTAAACCAGTGGAGGGATGAACGTTGCCAATGTCGGCAGTTTGTTGGCCTGAAGCTTGTTGGTAATACTGCTTGCGCTTTTGGGGAGACAGTTTGTTAGGATCAACCAGCTCCATGCCTTCAGATGAGGACTTATACTGAGAAAGTGCCCAATACAAAACGATTGCTCCTAAAACTATCACAACAAAGTGATTTTTAAGCATGTTCAACAAATTGTTCATGATTGATTGTCTGTTATATAAAATTCATGATAAAATATTTTTTTGTTTTAACTTTTATTATGCATTTTATGATTCATTCTCGTCGCAACAACTATCACTGTAAATCTCGCTTTCATCACTGTCGCTGTCTTCCAACATGTGAGTTGACTTTATTTGTTTAGCTTCTAAATATGCAGCAATTGCACTTTTCTTAAGTTCTCTCGCTTTCTGTTTCGCCATCTGATACATGTTGTAGTATACTTCGGATGGCTTTTTCAATTTGAGATGCATGTGTTCCAGTTCTTCTAAAACATCCAGATTCACTTCTTGCATTGCAGAATCATTGTGGGTCTCATTTGCAACATTCTCGACATTGACATTGACTGGTTCTGGAACCTCGTTGGGTGCATCACTGGATGAAACATCAACTTGAGGAACATCGACTGGGTCTGATACTTCTTCTTCTTCTTCTTCTTCTTCACCATTGCTACTTGCTGGAACATCAACTGGCTCTTCCTGAACACTGCTGCTTGGTTTGTTGTTTGAACCATCATTTGACTCTTCTTGAAACGTCGTTGTTTCGTGGACCACCGTTGTTTCTTGTTCCTGCTTTAATTGTTTTTGTTCACTGCTGGGCTTTCGAATGACACACGATTGAAATATGGGAACATTGGCCACGATCAAAACTTGCTTGAGAGCAATTTCAAACTGAAAACTTCGCGACGTAAATTTGATGCCTTGAAACTCTAAAACTGTGTACATTTGATTTTCGGCCTTAATGTGGTCAATGGAAACCGGCCGCTCATTTTCATCAAAAACGGAACACGATTGAACACCTGCTAAATGTTTTGAAGCTTGAATGTGAGCACGAATGAGATAATTTTTTCCTCCTTTGTAAGGACGAACTGGAGACGTGAAACCCGCCTCAATGTCCGATTTTTCCACATCAGCACTGATCCAGACATTCCGTTTTTCATAAATCATGCGAATGGCGTCTCCTTCCAATGCCTCTAGCCACTCCAAAAATGCAACATCATTATTACTAAACATCAAATCAATGTATGGTCGTTTTCCCGGAACCACTGCTTGTCTCGACACACATTTGGGGGTTTGAATATATAAAGGCGCATCTTTGTAATAAAGCATCGCAAAATAGGTGCCACCCTGCAATCCATTTGGAGGGGCCAAATGAAGGCGGTTATGTTCAAAACTAGCATCCGGCAAATGCACTTGGTCTGACATATGTGTCTCTATTTTTGTGTTATTTGCAGTTGTTGTTGCAGCATTCAGAGAAAATAAACACGCAATAATGACGTATATTTTTTAGCACGTTCATGTAAAAAATATAAAGAAACACCACACAATAATGGCAATGATGCGAGAGAAAATTATTGACCAATGTCTTCAAGTCATGAAACGAGATGATGTGAAACGAGAGTTGAAACAGCTGTTTCACCCAGTCATCGACTTGATTATGCAAGAAATTTATCCCTACATTTATTTGTCGGTCATCTTTGTCATCATAAGTTTCTTGCTCACGCTTGGCATATTTGTCATGCTCATGCGGGCCTCGCTTTTGAAAAATGTTTCCATTCCCGCAACCATAACTGAAGGCATCTGATGCGACCTACTCCATTTTCGCTTCATCCGTGGGTTTGACACTTAAATCCACCAAATTGTTCCCAATGATCCAAGCATGCGGAATCATCACAAGGAGCAAGCCAACCAACCACCTCGTGGAAACGTTGGGGTCATTCAAATTGCTGATGTAGTTTGACATGAAGAAATACAACATGAACAACTCGGCCAATATCCAAAATGTGGCGTCTGACGGGTCATAATTTTCTTTGTTGGAGCTGTCAATGATTTGAATGTACTTGGAGTTCAAAACCACTGACGATGAATACAATCCAATCAACAAAACCATCACAAAAAATCCCAATTTAGGCAATTCTGGCTGAGAGAACAAAACCCAAAGCATGCACCCTAAATACAACAACATGCATGAATCTCTGACAATCGAAGAAATTGCGGTCATGCTGTTATTTGATGTAATGTCCATTACAACTTTAACCAGGAATCCAGCAATCGGAAAATATTGCAGCGTTTTTAACAATCCAGGACGAACTGATGCATTCATTGTCGCTTGAGGTGAAGACATTTGAGATAATAGCTTATGAACTTATGATGGACACTTATATTAATTACATATTTTTTAACAACCTAAATGCAAACCAACTAACATATCAAATAAAGTATTAAATAAAACATAATATATAAATAATATAATTGAATTAAGGAATCAACCATGAGCAAGTATGTGCTAAAAAATGATCATCCATTAATTCCAAGGGAACAAAAGTTTTCCATCGACCGAAAATTATTAACCGTGCATTCTGAAGACCGCGACATAAGCAAGTGGCCCAATGCAAATCACTTTGAGCTTCAGTTGCCACAAACATACACCAATGTGGAAACGATTGCACTCGTTGAATACAATTTTCCAGTGTATTACAACACATTTTCAAGTCAAAATCAAAACACCATCATGACATTTAGTGTCGACATACAAGGCGCGAATTCCCCATTCATTCCTGCATGGGGACTCACGTATCCATCGATACAGGTCGAAATTCAACCCGGGTTTTATAGTCAAGAACAACTTGCCACCGAAATGGAAAACAAACTCAATCAGGCAGTAAAAAACGTGGACTCAAGTCTAGTGAATTACAACAATTTCAGAGTATATTACGACGAAGTGCAACAACGATTTCTCTTTGGGAACGTGTCGGACCCGTTCACATTCAGCTACAATCAACCCGAAAGCTACGCGAGTGCCCCTTGTTATGCATGCCCTCCTAGCGTTCAAGTGGGACAACCAAGCATCACAAATAAATGGTGTCAATACACAAATTGGGGATTGGCATACAACTTGGGGTTCGTGAAATGCACTTGTGGACCTAACATCAGCGAGGCATTACCGGTTGAAGGCGACCAAAAAGTTTACTACGTGAATTCTGATTCGGGCTCTAAAGGAACCACGTGGCTCCCGGTTGGTTCTGGCAACCCGGGCTATGTGTTGATTCCTCCAAATCCACCCAGCCTTAATGGAGACTCTGCAATGTACATGGAGATTGACAAATACAATTACATAGATGAAATGCAACCTTATTCCGAAAACACCAGCGGGGGTCGTTGCAACGACTACAATGGAATTGTCAATGCATCATTTGCGAAAATTCCCATTTTGACAAAACCAACCAAAATCGTGTCTCAACTTGAATATCAATTTGGAAATGAACCCCAGGATACGGCACAGGGCATTAGCTCATTTTTCCCGCCATTGGATAAACTCAGCAAACTGAAATTCAAGTTTCGATATCACGACGGCACTCTGGTGAATTTTGGCGGACAGAATTTCAGTTTCACGATTGCACTCTATTGTTATCGCGACGAAATGGCACGTTCCAAGGGGTTGCGCGTTCCTTTTCTTACGCTTGGTTCATCAACTTCATAATGCAATCCGATAATGACCTTTAAAAATGAAGAAATATTTTTATTCATTTTTTCCATACATGTCCGTTCCCCCATCATTTCTTTTTCACCGGTGTTGTTGTCGACCACATTTCCAGTATCCGCAAATCACACGTCTTCCAGTCTTCCTTGAATCCACGCAATGACACAAATGCTGGCGTAGTCATTTTCGGATTTTTGTAATAAATGTAAGGACCATATTGTCCTGTTCGCACGCTGGTGTATGAATTTATTTCACGAAGTATGGATGGATTCGTGGCGGTTATAGCTTCGGTCGTTGCAGACGATTCAATGTGGCGCACGGCATCATCGTATGAACACTCCACCGCATCGACATCCATGTTTGTGGTTGGTTGACCCTTTGCTTTCAAATGATTGAGAGATTTTTTATTATCTCCCCATGTCAAATACGGTCCATATTTTCCAGTGCGCAAAAACAAATCAATGCCTTTGTATTTTCCCAACAACTTGCATAGATTTTTCGCAGAATTTCTCTCGGATGAACTTTCATTCAAACCATTTGAACCATTCGTGTCATCATTCGCTCCAGGTTTTTTCGTTTTTGTCAATGTGATTTTGGGCAAACACTTGGCATTCAACCCGTCGTTCAAACGGTCCACGCACGACAGGCAGTCTCCGCACACATCACCCCATCGTTTTTGTCCAGACGAAACCAAGTCCAGCTGATGCTCCATGCGCTTCGTGTAGTCATAGTCAAACAACTCTGCAAAATGAGCACACAAGAATTCCACCACCGTTCGACCGAGTGGCTGGATAACCAGGCGATTTTTTTCGTTGCCAAATTCACGCTCTTCGGCCGTTTGGCTGAGGACCCCGCCATCCAGCTCAAAATGAATGCAACTGACCCGCCGTCCGGGCACATCCTGCTTTGCAACATATCCGCGCTCCTGTATTTTGTGCACCAGGCTGGAAAACGTGGATGGACGCCCGATGCCGCGTTCTTCCAACATGCTGACAAGGGAGGCTTCTGAAAAATGCGATTTCAATTCGCGGACCTGCATGCGCGACTGCAGCTTATTCGGCTTTATCACCGAATTCGGTGCAATTGACTGCAAGAGCAACCATCCGTTGGTTGCATCATCCGTCTTGGGTGGGGAAGCAACAATCCGCCAACCGGCAAATTCGATGCGGTCCACTGAATACCGATAGTCCCGCCCTTCTGGGGCTGAAATGCAAGAAGTGAGAGTGTTTCCAGTGCATGGAGCCATGCACGTTTCTGCCGAATGACGCCAAATCATGCGATAAAGTCGTTGTTCTTTTGCAGTCATGGTGTCGGGCACCTCCATGCAATGCAGCGACGTCACGTGCACCGCTTCATGGGCTTCTTGCGGTTTTACATCCTCTGCCACATCCTCCTCCACTTCAACTGGCTTCACCGTCTCTCGTTTTTTCACCACGACACGTTTCTTTTTATCCGGCTTGACATCAACCGCATCCTCTCGTTTGTTGTATTTCTCACCCCATTTTTCGGTGATGTAGTTGCGAGCGTGTTCTAAGAATGGCAATGAATACACACGACTGTCAGTTCGCGGGTATGTTATGTATCCCCCTTCATACAAATGCTGACACGCCAACATGGTTTCAGCCGGGGAAATGTTCAACTCGTTGCTGGCCTGCTGCTGCAATGCCGACGTGGTCATCGGTTGCGGCGCGGGTTTTGAAAACGGTCGCACCTCTGGCGCACGAACCGTGTGCACAAATGTGGAAGATGCCTGCAAAAATGCAGAGCAAGTCTCGGCAGTGTCATGCCCCTTGTTAAGCTCGTATTTCAAATTCAGCTTTGTGAAATAGCCCACTGTTTCAAACACCACGCGTCCTGCTGCTGCGGCATCAATGGCGCATTGGTTGTCATAGATGAGACGCAGTGCCGGCGTTTGACACCTTCCAGCTGAGAGAGATGAACCTTCCACGTAGTTCCACAGGGCAGGTGTGACTTTGAACCCCACCAACATGTCAAGGGCTTGACGGGCAATTTGAGCATAAACCGCATCCATGTTCAGCAGCTGTGGCGATTGTATGGCACGTTCCAACGCGGGCTTGGTTATCTCGTTGAACACCACGCGCTTTGTGGTGGCAATCGGTAGATTGAATAAACAGCACACATGATATGCAATTCCAGCGCCTTCGCGGTCATTGTCGGTCATTAGATACGTTTCTTTGCACTCCGCAACCAGCGCGCGTATTTTTTCAATCTGTTGTTTCTTGCTCTCCACGACATGAAACTGCGGGACATCCGCGAACGTGGTGTCAATGTCTTGCAGCCCAGTCAACTCTTGCAAATGGCCAAATGTGGCTGCGCAAATGTATTTGTCCGCTCCCAAATGTGAAACAATGGTGCTGCATTTTGCGGGTGATTCCACAATCAGAAGGATTTTGTTCTTATTGCTCTTTTTTGAAAACGACGACATGAACACAATGCATGTTTATGGAATGCAGTGTGTATTTATATTGATTTTGCATGATGTATCAAAATGTTCACAATGATGAGAACTAAAACATTTTTTGGAACGTGCGGTTTCGAACCAGCGGTGATGTCGTGATTGGGAGCGGTTGAACCGTCGTATTAGTCGTCCTTTGATAAAGGTTCACCATCATTTTAGGTTTCATGTTGATTAAAGGCACATTGAATATGTGGCTTGCCCATTGAACAAACCCAGAAACCCATTTGTATTTTGAATGCGTTTTAATAATTCTGGCATTTGTCAACAGCATGAAGTCGAACATGGTTTCTTTCATTTTCTCAACATCCGTATCCGGATGTGCCAAATGAATGGGAGTGGTTGGAATGATGCGAACAATCAATTCTGGACGCATTCGTTTGCACAAATACTTTTTGAAGTGCAATGAATCCGACATTATGTACAAATTGGGTGTTCTAGCCATTTGAACATCAATGATTCCGCACAATTCATTGTATTGCTCAGAATTAATTTTATTGTCAACCAGTTCTTCATCTCCCAGTCTGAAATGCGCAATTGAGTAAATTTTGGGAATCCGAAACGCGGTGCACATCTCATTGAAGTATCTCTTGAACTCCTCGGTTGGTATTAACAACGAACGCATAAAATGTTTGCACCCATTTGATGGAGATTCACTATAATTGTCAAGAGCATTTGTCATGATTAGCAATGGTTTATCATATTTTATTGCGGTTTTAATAGTGTTGACTATTTCTTCTGGATCCTTGCTTATCCCATAATAAATTTCAGACTGGTGTTCCATGACATAACTTGAATACATGTGTGGACGCGGCACGAGGAATTTTGAAACGGGATGCAATTGGGTGTCCACTATCAGTCGAAAGTTCATTCGTTGAGAGAGTTTGTGCAAATAAATGGTTCCACGCAACAAATCACCAAATCCTGAATTCATGTGTTGCTTCCAAACCATGATGACAGTGTTGGACATGGTGCGATAGAACAACTTTTATATATTATGTTTCAATAAATAAAAATCAGTTTTAGCGAGTTTTGCATGTAATGTCATTTCAAAGTTGTTCGGTTTGATGCTTTGCCTTGAATTGGCTCCATGATATTTTTTTGGCAGCGGGCAAAGAAGCCCTCTCTGATGAAGAACCGGAATGCAGTTTGTCCAACTTCTCCGATTTTTTCAACGCACTGTCAATGTAAATTTGTTTGAGCAATTTGCCGACTTCAACGGATGCCTCGTGCTGGTCCACTTTTCCGTCTTCAATCATTTTTAGCACGCCCAATAACTTGCCTAAAATTGACAAATCGATTTCATCCTTTTTCACTTTGTTAAAAATGTCGGTGTAGTTGTTGAAAAGAAATGAGCACCTGTTCACACACATCATGTCAAACTGGTCGGGGTTGCTTCTAGCAAGACGTGCATAGTCGCGTTTCAAATTGAGCAGCGTGGCGACATCGGCATGAATGAGCATGCTGTGTTTCAAATCGCGAATTTGCGAGGTGTTGTCGGCCGCATCATTTGCCTGTATCATTTTCTCCAACTGAAGGCGGTCTAAACTGTTCATTTTTGCAAATTGTTGTGAATTGTGACAATATAATAATAAATATCAATCCGATTTTAAATGCTTTTTTAAAAATATAGTTATATAGCATTGGAAATCATGACAGCTCCAACTCCAACTCCAACTCCAACTCCAACTTCAACTTTATACGGACCAATCCCCGCCAAACCGGTTGAAGTGAATACGAATACAAGCACAGCACTGCCTGCACCGGTTTCTGGTCTCACTGGCAAAGATGTAATTGCGGCCAGTCAAGCACGAACCGCTCAACAACATGCAATCGTTACGGCAAATTCTGGGATGAAAGTGAGCGGAGGGTCTAAGCGAAGCACTAAGCGAAAGAATAAGACAACCTCTAAGCGAAGAACTAAGACAAACTCTAAGCGAAGCGCCAAGAGAAACTCTAAGCGAAAGAATAAGACAAACTATAAGCGGCGTTCCAAGCGTGGTGGTGCCCCAACCCCAACCCCAACCCCAACTTCAAATCAAACCACTGTTCCGGCATTTAAAAACCCTGGTGCAACTGCGAATAGCGCGGCTGGAAACTCAATCTTGTTAAAATCTAACGCACAAGCAGCGCTTGATAACATAAACGCGCCCGCAACAACCACATCGGTAAACTGACAAAATGACAGTTGAATGCAATAAATCCAAATGCAAAATAAAATTATATTTGGATTTTATAGTGATATAGCTTGAGACAAATCAAATGCAAAAACCAGAGTCAGATGCACAACCAGACCTTGTCAAAACTGCAACAGATGTTCCAGAGCAATTTGGTTCCGACCCACCATCAAAATTTGCAACAAATCTGCAAATGTTATTAATCATTGCATACTACATTGGAGTGGATGTTGCCGTATTCATGTTGATTTACATTAAATACATTAAAAACAACTGGTCATTGTTCCAATGCAGTCCAACGTTTATGATGACTGCATGGTTTTTCGGATACGACACCCAAACAAACTTTCAACAGTGCATCCAGAACATGCAGACCGACTACATGGGTGTTTTGTTGGAACCAGCAAATTACATAATGTCACTGGCCACCACTGCGATTGGAGGTTTAACCAACAGTTTGAATAATGTTCGCGAATTCATGAACAATTTTAGAAACAAGTTGACTGCAAGCATTCAAAGCATATTTGGCGTGTTTCTCAACATGCTGGTGCAAATACAATACATGATTATACAGTTAAAGGACATGATGTCCAAAAACATTGGCATAATGACCACTATGATGTATACAATGGACACCACCATGAAAACCATGAAAAGCACTTGGGCCGGACCAATTGGAGAAGTGGTGCGCGCTCTATGATTAAGGAGAATTATCACACATCAATGATACTTTTATTGCAAATGCTTGAAAAACAAATAATGACAAATAATAATAAGAAGGACTGCTCATTCCACAACACCGTGAAACATTATGAATCGAACAAATGATAATTCTGTGGACGTATCATGGTTTAATTTCATGTACAAAAACAAAGTTCATGATGATTACATGAGCGACATTACGTGGTCAGTCATCATAATTTTTGCATATTGTTGCGGATATGCTTATTCAAAAATACGCACAAATGCTGAAGTGATACGAACCAACTGGATTGACTACCGGTGCAATCCAGCCTACATGATATTTGCTGGAAATGTCATGAAACCAGATGCTGACCTAAGCGATAAGATTAAATTCACTCAA